TTTCTTGACCCACAGGAATTATAAGATATAATATATATATCAAATACTTAGGAAAACCTATGGGGTATAAATCAGTTTTAGTGATCTCGGATCTCCACATTCCGTATATGCATCCCGATGCTTTTGACTTCTTAACTCAACTCAAGAAGAAATACAAACCAGATCTTATAGTGAACATCGGAGATGAGATTGATCAACATGCTATTTCATTTCACAATCACCACCCTGACCTGAAGTCACCTGGAGATGAGCTACGTGAAGCGAGAAAGCATTGTCAAGAGTTGCAGAAAATTTTTCCAGAGATGACCTTGGTGCATTCCAATCATTCATCATTAGTTTATCGTCGAGCTGTAGCGCATGGATTAAGCTTGGAGTATCTAAAAAGCTACAATGAATTCTTACAGGTGCATGAAGGATGGAAGTGGGTGGATGACCTTAAGGTAACCTTGTCTGATGGCAACAAATGTTTCTTTACGCATGGCATGTCAGCTGATGTGATGAAGGTAGCCCAGCAGTATGGAATGAATACCGTGCAAGGTCATTATCATTCTAAGTTTAAGATTGAATACTATTCCAATCCTGACAAGCTAGTCTGGGGTATGCAAACAGGATGTCTCATCAATCAAAAAGAATTGGCATTTGAATATGCTAAGAACTTTAAGTCACGTTTCATCATCGGTTGTGGTATGATAATAGAGGGGCAACCTAAACTCATGCCAATGGTTTTAAAGGATGGTGGAAGATGGATCCAGAAGATCTGTTAAGCGAAGTCGATGCTGATCAAGCCAATGCATTAGATTCAGTCATTGGTAAAAAGATATGGAACATAGAAGTCTTAGAAGACGGAGATCAATCCGTGGTGAAGATTATGTTTTCGGAAGATGAAGACTCAAATTATATTCTGATGCATGCCGAAGGGATGGATATGTACATTGTAAACGAAAAACCTAAGGTGACACACTAATGGATAGCAAGAGGAAAACAAAGCAACAATATAAGATCATGGATACACATTACATGAAAGCTGGATACTTAAATCCAGATCGATGTGTATACTGTGGCGACATATCTGTTGATATAGATCATGTTCCTCCAATCTCATGGGCTTATGCTCTTGGTCATAAATACATGGCTGAAGAACACAATGCACCATTTATTAAGGTTCCATCATGTGCAGAATGTAATCAAAAGATACTTAATGATAAAAAGATATTTACATTGAAAGAAAGAAAGCAGTATGTTGCTGCATCATTGCGTGAAAACTTCAGAAAGCTTAGAGAAAATCAATCATGGACGATAGAAGATATTGCTGAGATGGATGGAAGGCTTCGAGAGTATGTAGAAAATATGGCAAACTATCGTTTACATATAGAAAAAAGAATTGATTGGGCTGAATCAGATATCAGTATTGCTTATTACTATGATTTTGATACCACAAAATAGCTTCTAGTTTGATTCTCAACATCAAAATGTATTAAGAAATTATAAAAACCTCACTACGGGCTTTATATGCAGTCCTAGGCACATCTGCACAATATTTCATCCACTTCATCTGCATCTGCTATGTAAAATTTTTCATTCATACTTTTCCTTATCCTTTATTCATGTATTTGTCATATCTGTATTACATGTATATCTGCCATACTATAATCTCAATTAACAAGGAGACTATGATGTGGACTAAACCAGCAGCAACTGAAATGCGTTTCGGTTTTGAAGTTACAATGTACGTATGTAACAAATAAAGAAAAGGGGCTTGCGCCCCTTCTTTAATAACAAAATACTTGGTTATCACAGACCTGACAGACTTGAATACTTCCATCAGGCTTATGAATTGTTACAGTCTCACAAGCTTTGACTGTCTTCACTGTAATCAGTAATAACATAATGATTACAAATACAAACCACTCAACTTTTGACACGTGAACCTCCACTTCCTTCACTCGTTCTTCTTAAGCGTTCGCTTTTCATCTTCATCTGAGCAATACGCTCCCTAAATGTATCTTTATCCATGCCGAGTACATCCATGCATAATTCAAACATCACATTGTCATCATAGATAAAGTGTGCCGCTTGATCGACTAACAACTTCGGTGATCGATAACCTAAAAAGTCATGCAAGGCATTCTCTAAAATGCCAAGCAATAATCTTCCGCGCCAATCATCATCTGCAAAACTGCGATCAAACATCCTTTCGTATAGTGGGTCTGCGTCTACGTTCATGATACTTCCCTACTAATACGTCTTAAGATGTCACTGATTTCATTCTTAATGGCAAGAAATGTATCCGGACCTAGAATACTCAGTGCCGTTTTATTGACATCAAAAAATTCTGTTAACTTTTGACCTTTGACTTCAGGTGTCAGTTGACTGTTACCAATCTTGTGTGACATCTCAATCATGGTCTTCTTCATAGCATCCTTATCTTTCACCTCAATCGGATCCTTGCCAGGTAGATTGAGGCTTAGGACTTTTTTATTTCAGGTGCCTTTTGTGGTAGTTTGTCTGCAATGGATCGACTCGATGCTGCGTTACCATCATCATCTTCAGGCGCAATACCACACGCTGCCATCAAACTGTAACGTCTTGCATAGGTTAATGCTGACCCATAACCTTGTGCATTCTGTTTGTCAGCCGGGACATGAATCGTTCCACCACTGATTTGCTCACCACTTTCATGCATAAAGATGGTTTCAACTTTCACACCATTCTCACAGTCATGAGTCTTTTGTATTAAAGCAAACCCATGATTGTTGAGGGCATCCAACACCGCTTCCACACACCCTGATAGATCGACATACTTTGATCTAAAGTGTGGATTGGTTGATGTCTTGAGTGCGGGTGCAAACTCTTTTTGTGCATCTACAAATGACTTAGCAGTCACCGAAATTTTCTCTGTCATAATTATCTCCAAAGTAGGTTAATATTAATTGGTTACGTCTACGTTTATCAATGATTCGACGTGAAATGATTTGTAAGAACATCTCATCATCTTTTTTATCACGTTCAAACTCTTCCTGTCTAATGACAGTTTCGTACAAGTATTGCAAGTCATCCATTGCCGACCTCCCTGATTCGTAATTTAGATGCACGGATTGTTCGTGCGGGTTTAGCGGGAACCACCTTTTCAGGTGTCGCTTTATAGTTGATCATCGTCCAAGTCACATGATAGTCACCCGCCTTTGCATAGGCATGATCACGCATGTCTTTCATGATCTCGACTTCAAGTTCCTTTTGACGTTCTTCTAATTCAGTAATCATGTCTCGGATTTCAACAATCTTTTTAACATGATCGGCTTTATCAGATAAATCAATCTCAGTCTTCTCAGCTTCATCAAAGATCGATGCCGCTTCTCTTGTGTCTTGGATGTCATACCATTCTACTTCATCATTGTTTTTATACTTATCTAAGCGACGTTGGAAGTCTTTGATTGCTTCGTGCATCCGGGCAATCACTTCCTCATCTCTTTGATATATAAAGACTTTTAGCGTGGTTCCTTTGTATAACACACACACGGCACCCCACGTTGCGCCATACGTATCCATCTGCATTTGCAGTTGTAATACGCCACGATAGAGGGGTAATTCATTCGCTGATTCCACGTCATGAGCCGTGAGTTTTGCTTCTAAGATGCCATCACCCTCCATCACAATCTGATCGGCATTGGCACAGATAATGCCTTTGTCAATGTCTGTCATGATTGTTTTACCGTTCCCTTTGACTGAGCCGTCTAAGCTACAGGCAAAAGGTAAGGTTTGATGTTGGTAAGGTTTATCATGGTTTGTCTTTGGATTGCCAAGTCCAAGCCGCACCGCTGATTCATTGAGGATCATCGCTTCAAGCCGATTGCCCCAATCCATTGATTCATTAGATTGGAATGGTGGCTCGATGCCATGGATCACGTCCATCTTTTGTTTGAGTAGTTCATTGACCGTCATAAAGCGTGATGCGCCCATAAGCACCGGCATTTCAGACGCTGAGAGTTGGTCATTCGGTGTAAGTTTACCGACCATTGTGTTCCCTTTCGTTTAATAGTTCTAAGAAATCGTCAAGATCATTGACCATTGAAAACCAGTCATCCATTGAAATCTCACCACGTCGTTCTAATTCAAACACGTAGTTAATGAGCTGTCGGATCTTAGTTTTGAGTAGAGTTTTTTCTTCTTGTTTTGTCATTGTGTTTACCTTTCACGGTTTCGGTTATAAATGTAATAATGAATGCAAGTATATTAAATACAAATGGCATCGCCGCATAGAATAGTATTACAAACAACGTATACAATGTAATCTTATTCATTGATGCATTCCTTTTTAGTCTTTAAATATACTTCAGAACTAATATCTATCTGTTCAAATGCAATTCCTTTTTGACAGATTGTTTTCGGTTCCCTTTCATTATAAGATATCCTTAAATTAATTGCAAGATCATAAATTGATGCGCCTAATATTCCGCTTAAGAGTATCAGACTGTATGTTTTTAGTTTCGCTTTCATGCGTTTCCTTTCGTAATAAGTAGTCCTCGATGGCAAGATCATCCAACCAATCTTGTCCATCCTCAAACCCACAATAACTCTTATCATTGTCCATAAGTTAGAACTAGATAAGATCCAATAGCTAAGATTAAAAACAAAATAAAGCCCCCTATAACGTCCATAATGGTGTTTCTAAGGCGTCTTTTCTTAGCTAAGCTGTCAAATAGATCTGAATTACAATAAGCCATGTAATAAGCTATCTGGTTTAATTGCTTTTCTTTTGTTAGCTTATCCGCAATAGATTGAGTTGAATTCATAATATGTACCTTTCATAGTTTATTTAATGATTAATATTCTATATCCAATGCAAGATATTCTTTGCAATTGTTTACTCTCTTATCAATTAAGTCTCTGAAAAATGACATAATGCGAATATAATCTTGTCTAGTTTCACATACGCCTATTTCCTCAAATTGTTGTAATGCATTTAAAACCGCATTTATTTCTTTTTGTGATACTTTCATGATATTACCTTTCAAAGTTTATAAAATGACTATCAAAATGATAATCAGATAACGCCCCTTGAGACGTTATCGGTTATCACTTAATAATTTGGATATTAATTGCTTTGATTAAAGTATCTTGAAAGTCAAACGGTTGATTTAAGTCAAACTCTTGAATACGTGTATCAAAGCATCCGTGTTGATCTATTAATATCTTTTCTAATTTCTTAGCTAAGTTTAAATCATGGATATTTTGGTTTTTATAGGCGTCAAGTAAAATGTCTTCATGTATAGGGTTCTTTGATGACTTACCCCAAATTATATATTCTTTCATTTTGTATACCTTTCATAGTTATTAAAATGATGTTACGTGATCAATATTAGATATCTGTTTTTAGATTGTCAACAGTTATTTGAAAATAAAATCATAGCGGGTAGATTGATAAGTTTTACTTATGGATAACAATGGCTTATTGAAACTGTGTTAATGATAAGGTTTACTTATCACGTTAGATGGGAGTGGTTAGGAACTAGTTAGGAATAAGTATCATAAATAAGTATCATCCCACACCCTTTTCTCATCCAAACCTTAACCCCTATCCAGACATCCCTTTATTTATAGGGTATCAAGTGTTTATTTTAATTGGAATTTGATCGGGTTTCGAAAAGGTGACCTTATGCCCCCCATGGGTCCATGTATATCGATAGGTATCAAACTCAAATTTTTCCCAGTTTTTACAAACTGACTCAAATTTTTCCCACTTTTCTCAATAATCTCTCATTAGATATCCTAAAGACATTTTGTTTGTCTATAGGGTCCATGTCTCGCCAGTTAACGATTTCCGAGCGTGTGCGACCACAAGAAGCACACAGCTCGAGATCGTCTATCGTAACTAGTTTACATTGAAACGTGCATGGGGAGTCAGTCATATCTTTTTTATATATATAAAAAAGTGTTAACATGTATCGTAACCAGTGGGTATCGAAACATGAACACAGATAGTTAGAAGCATAGAACCAAACCCGAATAAAAAAAGGTATTCAGGAAAACAGCGTTAGCTGGATAGCTCTCGTTTATCTAGTACCATGAGTTATCAATTCATGTCCGCTTTCACGATTCCCGATACCTTCTAAATACAACTGATTTGGTAGGAGAGACCTCTGCAGTAAAACACGTTTATCCTGGTCTGTCGCTATCTACATTCCAGAGGGCTGGGTCATAGCCCCGTTATTAATATATTAACACAACTAAAGATTAAAACAAGACTTGCACTTGACTATCTTTTAGATATACTATTAGTTATGGAATACAAGATACCTGAATCAATACAGATTAAGAAGTATCGTGATAAAGATCACAGACACTTTGTAGTCATCCCGTATAAGGCAGTGATTGATAAGAAGGTAACGAATGGGAACTTAAGAGTCTTGTGTGCATTAGCAGCGTATTGTAATAAGCAAGGGTTTAGTATTGTTGGGATAAGGACATTGGCGAGTCAGTTACAGTGTTCTTACCCTAACATACAACAACACCTAAAGAAGTTGATGAATCTAGGCTATGTCGAGATGAGACCGAGATCGGCATACCCAGGGATTCGTGGAAACTTAAGACGGATTATTTATGACAGTACCGTCAAGTGGGATGATGTAAAAGGTTACATGTTAGACAATGAAGACATTAACTACATTAAGAAGTATAACGAGATAGAGAATGCCAAAGACCAAAAGTAAATTTAAAACAGACTTGAGTCGTGGAGCAAAGGTAGAAGACTTTGTCTTGCAGAAAATTAAGAATAAGTACCCGGAAGCCAGACGCATGAGTGGATACTGTAAGGAATATGATATTTGGATTCCTGAGATTAACCAAGGGATAGAAGTCAAGTATGATCCCATGAGTAATCAGACAGGAAACATTGTGATTGAGATCGAGATGGGTGGTCAACCTTCAGCATTGTCGACAACGAAAGCGCATCAATGGATCTTTTATGATGGTCACAGTTTGGTTTGTATTACCCCTCGCGAGATTAAAGAATGTATTTTTACAAACCAATTAAGAATAGTAACATTTACAGGTCCCGGAGATCAGCAAAGTAAACGAGCTTATCTGGTGCCTAAAGATAAACTATTTCGATACGGTAAATATATTAATGTTTGAATATGT